CGCGACGGTTGGGTTTGGATCACGGCGACCCCCATCGGTCGGCCTGTCGAGTACCTCCGCAAAGTTATAGCCGACGAGGACACCACCTGGGTGGAGCACGTCGCGCCGTTGTCGGCGGCGAACTGCCCGTGGTATTCGGAGGCGCAGGTCGAAGCGTGGGTAACGGAAGCGCGGCTGTTCCCCGACAGCTACGAGCAGCGGATCAACGGCGCTTGGGAAGGCACCACCAGCGAGCGGACGTTCAGCGGGTTCGACAGTACCTGCCTCATTAACGCGGAACACCCGCTACCCAAGGCGTGCCGCATCGGTGTGGGCCTCGACCACGGCGAGCACGCGGGCAGTCAGGTCGCCGTGCTCATCGCCTGGAACAGCGACGGCGTGTGGGCGCTCGACGAGGAGGTGTCTACCAAGGCCACAACGCCCGCCGACGACGCCAAGGCGGTGCGGCGGATGCTCCAGCGCAATGGAATGGACGTCCACCAAGTGGACGTTTGGATCGGCGACATCAATAGCGCGGGCAAAGCACAGGCCGGGTTCCGCGTCAACGACGTCCTCGCCTACGAGCTCGCCAAAGACGCCGGTCACCATCGGCAAGGGTTTAGCATCGGGACGCCCGTTAAGGGTAAGGGCAGCGTTGACTACGGCGAGAAGCTCCTCAACTCCGCGTTCCTGCTGCATAAGTTATGGGTTGCGCCTCGGTGTGTTGCCATCATCAAAGGCTTAAAACACAGTAAAGGCGCGAAGTCCGATGAGGACCTCAAACACGCACTCGACGCACTCCGATACATCGCCTACGCCCCCCTCTCTGCTATGACGGGCCAACGCAACGCCGCAACCCGCTATCAACTGTCCCTTTAGGAGCCACCATGCTGCAACCTGAGAACCCCAACGACGCCGCCCGATGGCAGCACACCCGCTTGCGCCGCAACATGTTGCAGGGGACGTGGGAACAAGAGATCCAAGAGCGTATGCGCGAGCAGATGGGCCTGACCAACGTCGGCAACCTCGGTCGCCCATCCACCAGCGTCAACCTGCTCGAGAACACAACGGACCAAACGGCGATCATATACGATGCCGCCCCAACGGTGACCAACCCCGCGTTCGACGAGGCGCAGGCCAAGGCGTGGAGCGACACCGTCGACGGCGCTCACCTTTGGGGCATCATGCAAGACGTCTGCGCCAAGACCGTGGGTCTCCGCGAGTGTTTCCTTTGGGTGGTCCCGACCGCCTCGGGTGTGCAGCTCGAGATTGTGACCCCCGACGAAATCGTAGTCACCGCGACCACGGGTGACGCGAGCTCGCCCACGGCGTTGAAACGCGCGGTCACCTTTGCCGTCACCTCGCCGTTCACCGGTCGCACGAAGCACATTGACTGTTGGGAGTGTTGGGATGTGTCGGACCCTGCCAACCCGACCCATACCGTGATGGACGGCGAGGGCCACGACGTCACCGCCGACGTGTACCCCGACGACACCGGCACCTATATCTACACCGACGAGCAGGGCCCCTACCTGCCCTGCGTGCTGTACCGGGCGCGATACACCGGCGATACATTTGACCCATACTGGGGCTCGGGGCTGGTCCACGGCACGCTCGACATCGGCATCGCCTGGACGGTGTGGAGCGTCTGCCTGCGGAACAATAGCTGGCCCCAGTGGTACCTCGTCGATGGGGTGGTGCCCGGCCAGAGCATCGGCGACACCGCCGGTATGCTCGACGGCATCAACCCCCCGCCGGGCACCATCGAGCTCGCGCCCAACAGCATCATCCGATTTAAAAGCGAGGGTGGACCGGGTAGCGCGAAAGTGGGGCAGTTGACCCCGTGTGACGCAAAGTTGATGGCAGAGGCCATCATGATTAAGCAGAACACGATCCTAAACAATGTCGGCATTCACCCTGACGACCTGTCCAACGCAGGCCAGCCGATGAGCGGCGTGGCCATCCAGCTCAAGAAGTCGAGCTCACGCAAGATCGCAACGGCGATGGTTCCGATGTTCCGCGATGCGGACAGCAAGCTCTACAACATCATGTCCCGCGTTCACAACGTGTTCTACGCCGACTCCGAAGCGGGCATCCCCGCGTTGCCAACGGAGGGTTGGCAAATCCAGTACAACCTGCCCGAAATGTCCACCGACGAGTTTTTGGCGGACCTCGCCAAAGACGAGACCCTCATTGAGCTCGGCCTGTTGTCCAAAGTGGACGTCGCAATGAAGTTCTACTCCCTGACCGACCCCGCCGCCGCCGTCCGCAAGCTCCAAGAGGTCGCGCAGTACAACACCCTGTTCCCTTTCACCCCACCGGCCACTAAGGCCAAGTTCTAAGGAGTCTCTACTATGGCCACTGAAACCAACGAAGCGGAAAGCCGCATCCAGCAGCTCATCACGGAGCGCAACGCCGCACGCAGCGATCTCCAAGAGGCGCGAGCGGAGATCGCAACGCTGACCGAAGCCGGCGCGGCCACCAAGGGCGCGACGGAGACCGCAGTCAACGCAGCGCGCGCCGAAATGCAGGGGCGCATCACGGAGCTGGAGGGCAGTCTCCGGCGCACCACCAACCGGTCGCTGCTCCTCGCGGACAAAATCCCCGAAGACGGCATGGACGATCTGCTCGAGTACCTGGACTACCAGTATAGCAAGCTCGAGGCGGGCGCGGATGGCGCGGGCAAGCCAGAGTTTAGCGACTGGTACAAAGAAGCGCGCAAGGGCAACAAGGTGTTGCGTGCCGCGATGAAGCCCAGCGTGGCAGCTCGAGCAGCAGAGACCGACGACGGCGAGACCGCGCCCGTCGAGCTCGCGCTCAAGGCCGCACCAGCAGCGCGCGCCCCCATCCCGGCCAAACCCGCCGTAGTGCCGGTCAAGCCGGGCGACACGGGCAAAGAGATTGACCTCAGCAAGCTGAAACATGGCACGGCAGAGTTTGCGGCGGCTAAGGCGCGGCTCAAGGCCATTGCCTTTCCATCAGCGCGGCAATAAGAAATCCAACGACTATAAACTATGACCCTTGTCAAGCGGGGTCATAGCCGGTACCGTATAGCCACGTCCGCCCTACGTCACGGGGCTCCGTCGAGCGGTCGCCCACGTCACGGGTCGGAGTTCTACCCCTCAACCCCTTGCTTTTATAGAGTGTGACTCATGGCCGCAGATACCAATGCCTCCCTCGCCGGCGACCTCGGCATTACCGCATACCTCAACCTTCAGTTCTTTGACCTGTTGCACGAAACGCGCGACCTCAAAGACGTTTGCACCGTGGTGCCGTTCACCGCCGGTGCCGGAAGCGCGACGCAGAAGCTCCGCTTTATTCAGCCGGTTGACCCGATGACCCAGCCCGGCGAGGCGACCGCACCCGCGATCACCAACTGGACCACGGCCAACAAGACGATCACCGTCGCCAAGTCCAACCTTTACCGCTCGGGTTCCGACCTCGCGTACCTCACCGGCGTCATTCAAGCTGACAACCTGGTGATGTCGTTTCTTAAGTCGGTCGTCTACCACCGCTCCAGCCTCATCGCGGCGTTGGGCAGCGGCTTCACGGCTAACACCGCAGTCGGTTCGACCGGCGTGGCGCTCACCGTTGACACCGTCTACGCTGGCTTGTTTGCGCTCCGCAAGGCGCTTGTCGAGGGGCAGATTGACCTCGTTACCCACGCAACTGGCATCACCCAGTTCATGGCAAGCCTCCGTGGCGAGACCGCTACCCCGCTGCAAATCGCACCTGAGACTCAGGGCGCGCTTTCCAACGACGGCAGCGGCAACATCCAGTTTAGCTGGATGGGTGTCAACTTCCGCAGCCACGCCTCGGTGCCCAAGATTAACCCCGGCAACGTTGACTACTCCGGCTTTATGTCGTCGCCTCGCGCCATTGCTTTCACCGAAGCGCCCGTTGCCAACTTCTTAAGCCGCCAGGCTTTCAATCCGCAGACCGTGGCCGGTGAGACCGCGATCATCTGTCAGGATCTCAGCACCGAAGCAGCGGGCGCTCGCTCCTACATCTGCCACTACTACCCGGGCGTAGCAGAGATGGAAGACGCT